GCAGCATAAGGAGAAACAAATAATGAGTATGGATTTTGCGGCACTAATTCCTGTTGATGTTCAACGCGCAACATTGGAAGCGGATCGTCAACGATTCATTGTTGAAGGGTACGACAACCAACGCACCCGGGAACGTGTTGCCAGTGTCAGCCCCGACGACCCGGCGTTGACACAACTTGATGAAAATCTGCGTGTTCTTACTGTTGCGGTGCAGCAAATCGATCAGCAGCTCGCAGCGTTTGATAATGCGCCATCTGCCTAAACCTTGTTTGGACTGTGGTCGTGTGACTAATGGTCGCAGCAGGTGTGACAGTTGCTTTGAGAAGGCTCGCACATTGTTTGAACAGTCACGGTCTGGTCGTAATCGTGAACGCGCACACTACGGTGGTGACTACGCGCGACGGGCGAAGATAGTGCGTGAGACTGCTGAAGTGTGCTGGTTGTGCGGTGACGCTGCGCGTATCAATGATCCGTGGCAGGCAGACCATGTCATTCCCGGTGATCCTGATTCAATCCTTGCCGCGGCGCACCGGTCATGCAACATCAGACGCAGCAACCAATCAAGGGCAGAGCAGGCGCACACACACACGAAAAAATAGGTGGGGGTGGGTTTCAACTTGCTCACCATTACACCTTTCTACCCCGGCCCCTGGTTCCGCATGACTCTGCGCAGTTCAATCAGGTGGGTACAAGACAGGTTCGGGTGCTACCTTTACGCGCATGAGCAACCCAGCGAAACCTGTTGAAGTGAAGCGTCGTCAGGGTAATCCGGGGCATCGACCATTGCCTGATAAGTCGAAGGTTGTTGCTTTGGTTGCCGCGGATGACACTGCACCAGCTCATTTGCATGGTGTTGGTTTGGAGGTGTGGCGGGAGATGTTTATTTTGGCTCCGTGGGTTGCTTCATCTGATCGACGTATGTTGTTGGAGTTGTGTGAGTTGTTTCAAATGCGTGATGAGATGATGAAGTCTGTGTCGTCGTCTGCGTTGTTGTTTCAGTCTCCGAATGGTGCGATGCAAGCTAATCCGTTGTTGTCTCATATTCGGGATTTGACGAAGCAGTTGCATTCGTTGGCTTCGTTGTTTGGTTTGACTCCAGCGGATAGGACTCGTATTGGTTTGGGTGAGGTGACTGCGAAGTCGAAGTTGCAGGCGATGATGGAGAAGCAGAAAGTTAAGAATGCCGACTTATAACTTTGGGTGTCGTGTTTGTGACAATGTGGTGACGTTGTCGGTTCCAATTGGGTTGTTGGATGATGACCAGTTTTGTGATCGTTGTGGTGGTTGGTTGCGGCGTATTTTTTCGGCACCGGGTATTTCTTTTAAGGGTACTGGTTGGGGTAGGGATGGTAAATAGTTTATGGGGGTGAAGGGTTGGCCGCCAAGGTTTTTAACTTCGACGACACCAGGTGATCGTGCGCGTGGTGATGGTGACACTGTTGCAGAGTTTGTTGAAACTTTTTGCAGGGTGACGAAGCAGTCGTTTGCTGCTCCTGCTGGTGAGTTGATTGTGTTGCGTCCGTGGCAGAAGCAGTTGTTGAGTGGGTTGTATGCGCGTCGTGTTGATGGTCGTTTGAAGCATCGGACTGCGTTGATTGGTATGCCGCGTAAAAGTGGCAAGAGTGCTTTATTGTCGGGGATGACTTTGCATCATCTGATTATGGGTGCACCGGGGTCTGAGGTTTATGCGGTGGCTGCGTCTCGCGATCAGGCGCGAATCATTTTTGAGACTTCGAAGCAGATGTTGCGTCTTGACCCTGAACTGTCTGAGTCATGCGAGATTTACCGTGACGTTATTGAGAATAGGTTCACGAAGTCGACGTTTAAGGTGTTGGCGTCTGAGGCACCGCAGTTGGAAGGTTTGTCACCATCATTTGTTGCTTTTGATGAGTTGCATGCTCAACCTAATCGTGAGTTGTTTGATGTGTTGTCGTTGGCGTCTGCGGCGCGTATTGATCCGATGCTTGTGTCGATTACGACTGCTGGTGTGAAGGTTGATTCTTCAGGTAATGAATCATTGTGTTACACGATGTACCAGTATTTGCAGCAGGTGGCGAATAAGGAAGTTGCTGATGACACTTTTTTTGGGGCGTGGTGGCAACCGAAGTTTGAGGCTGTTGATTTTCGTGATCCTAAGATTTGGGCGCAAGCTAATCCGGGGATAAATGATTTGTCTGATGTTGAGGATTTTGAGTCGGCTGTGCGTCGAACACCTGAGAATGAGTTCAAAACTAAGCGTTTGAATATTTGGACTTCGGCTAAATCTGCGTGGTTGCCTGATGGTAAGTGGGATGCGCTTGGTGTTGATGATGTGAATGTTGATGGTGAGGAAATTGTTATTGGTTTTGATGGGTCGTATTCCAATGACAGTACCGCGGTGATTGGTTGTACCACTGGTGAGCGTAAGCATTTGTTTGTTTTGGGTTTGTGGGAGCGGCCAGCGAATCGTAATGAGGATTGGCAGGTTCCTATCACTGAGGTTGAGCACACAATTATTGAGGCGACGAAACGGTTTAATGTTCGTGAGGTTGTGTGTGATCCGTATCGTTGGGCGCGGTCGATTGAGGTTGTGTCTGAGGCGATTGGTTGGGGTCGTGTTTTGGAGTATCCGCAGTCGCCGCAGCGTATGTCACCGGCTACTCAACGGTTTTACGATATGACTGTTGGTGGTGATTTGTCGCATGATAATCATCCAAGTTTGTCACGTCATATTGGTAATGCGACGATTAAGCAGGATGCTCGGGGGTCGAGGGTTGCTAAGGAAAGCCGCTATAGTTCGAAAAAGATTGATGCGTGTGTTGCGGCGATTATGGCTTTGGATCGTGCGTGTTGGCAATCGCCAGATGAAGTGTCTACGGAAGTGGGTTTTTTTCGTGTCTAAATGGTTGGGGTCTGTGGTTCAGCTTGTCGGCGTTGCCGCAACGGTTATTGGTGTTGGTTGGTTTAGCATTGGGGTGGCGTTCATTGTCGGCGGTTTGTCGGTAGTGGCTTTCGGTATTGGTTTGGAGCGCAACAATGTTGAATAAAATCATTGAGAAGCGTTCTGTTACTTTTCAGCAGGTATTTGGCACTGGTGGTTTTTTTGGTATGCCCACTCGTGCTGGTGTGACGATTGATCAGAATAATAGTTTGCGTATTGCTACGGTGTATGCGTGTATTCGTTTGTTGACTGACACTGTGTCAACGTTGTCGTTGGATTCGTATCGTCGTATTGATGGTGTGCGTGTCCCTTACCGACCGCGTCCTATTTGGTTGGATTCACCTGATCCTGATTTGGCTTCCACTCGTGATGAGTTCATTGCTCAGGTGATGGTGTCGTTGTTGTTGGATGGTAACGCTTTTATTCATATCACTCGTAGTAAGGGTGAGGTTATTGCGTTGTCGGTGCTTGATCCGGTGCGTGTGTATGTGCGTCGTGATAACAATCATCGAATTGAATATTATGTGCATGATGCGAATATTGCTTTGTCTAAGGATGAGGTGTTGCATCTTGTTGAGTTGCGTAAGCCGGGTGCGTTGCGTGGCATTAGTCGCATTGACCAGTTGAAAGAGTCGCTTGGTTTGACTGCGGCGTTGGATGATTTTGCTGCTCGTTTCTTTGGTCAGGGTTCAACAACGGCTGGCATTATTGAGGTGCCGGGTGCTTTGAGTCGTGAGCAGGCGAAGGATTTGATTGATGCTTTTGAGGAAGGGCATCGTGGTTTGAATCAGGCGCACCGTCCGGGGGTGTTGTTTGGTGGTGCAAAGTTTTCTAAGACTGGTGTTGACCCTAATGAGGCGCAAATGTTGGAGTCGCGCCGTCAGCAGGTTGAGGAGGTTGCGAAGGTTTTCCGTGTGCCTTTGCATATGTTGTCGACTGCGATTCCCGGTGCAATGTCTTACGCATCAGTTGAGCAGAATGCGATTCAGTTTGCAACGTACACGATCAGACCGTATGTGCAGAAAATTGAAAACGCGTTGACTAAGTTGTTACCTGATGGTGTGTTCGTTAAGTTCAATATGGATTCTATTTTGCGTGGTGATTTGGCGACCAGGTACACCGCGTATTCCACTGGTATTCAGTCAGGATTTTTGAACATTAATGACATTCACCGACTTGAGGATATGCCACCAGTTGAGGGTGGTGATGTTTACCGTGTGCCTTTGGCGAATGTCAATCTTGCGGCTGCGTCACTTGTTGAGCAGGAACATAAAGTGAATATGGCGACTGCGTTAGTTGATGCTGGTTATGACCCTAAGGCTGTTTTGGTTGCGCTTGGGTTGCCTGATATTGCTCATACTGGTGTTCCACCAACAAAGCTGCAACCTGTGGCGAATATTAATCCTGCCGATCCGGGGAGTGTTTACTGATGCCTGTTATAACAACCGCAAATTATACGGTCACAACAACCGCTTCACTTATTTGTGATGGTGATCCTGCTGGTATTCGTTTACACATTCACAACACTGACAACACAACCCCAATGTATTTCGGTGCAACATCTGCTGTCACTTCATCGACTGGTTATCGTGTCGATGGTAAAGACAAGTTGAGTTTTAATTTAAGCGCGTCGCAACAAGTGTGGGCGATTACTGCCAGTGGTAGCGCAACAATCTCAGTTTTGAGGATTCCACAATGAGTGTCATAGTTACTGATTTAGACGACACACTTATTTTGTCAGGTGATCGACCTAATGTGCCGATGCTTAATTTGTTGTTGGATGCGCATCAGCAGGGTGACAGAATTATTGTTGTGTCAGGTCGTGCACTTGATCGCATGGATGAGACTGTTAATTGGTTGAATGAGAATGGTCTTGAAGTTGCTGACGCTGATATTCATTTGTCTGATTTTCCTGCTGGCCCGAATGCGTCACAAGCGTTCAAAGTGTTTAAGGCGAAGAAACTTATTGCAGATGGTGTGGAAATTGAGGCATGGTATGAGAATGATGCGGATACTCGTGCGGCGTTGAAAGCTGTTGGTGTGCCTGTTGTTGACCCTGCATCGGTTCGTGCTGTGTCATCGTCGTCGACTGGTGCACCGGTGCCAACAAGTTTTGGAACGCATGAGGATCCGAAAACGTCTGCACCGCAGGAGATGCGTGACAACGCGCATGATGGTTTGAAGTTTTATGCAATGGGTTTAGCTGGTGATGGTGTCACTTCGCAAACAATTCGTGAAGCACGAGACATGGTCAAAGGCATTGTCAGTAATGACAAATGGATGCGTATTAGGGCGTGGGTTGCTAGGCATCGTGTTGATTGGGAAAAAGTTTCAGCGAATCATGATTTGAAAGACCCAAAGTATCCGGGGCCAGGTGCTGTTGCAGCGTTTCTGTGGGGTGTTGACCCGACTGACCCTGATTCAGCGGATAAAGTTATTCAATGGGCGACTGACGCATTAGCAAAGACAGGAAATGACACAATGAATCCGACACGCGATATGCAAATGATTGATGAAACTGTTGAGCCTGCACCAACGTTGGTTGATGGTTTGAAGCAGTTGCAGGCGGATGTTTTCACAATGTATGTCACTGCGCAGGGTTTTCATTGGAATGTGACTGGTTGTGAGTTCGCTCAGTATCACAAATTTTTTGGCAAAATTTATGAAGATGTGTACGGCAGTATTGATGGTATTGCGGAAAGTTTGCGTAAGTTGGATGTTGTTGCACCGTTCCGTTTAACTGATTTGTTGGCGTTGCGTGGGGTTGAGGATTCACCGTTCACTGACGGTAACTACCTGCCATTGGTTGATGCCCTTTATGACATTAATGATGAGATCATTGATGAGTTGATGGAAGTGTTTGATGCGGCGGTTGCAGCTCGTGAGCAAGGTATCGCCAATTTTCTTGCCGAACGCATTGACCAGCATGAGCGGTGGCGTTGGCAGTTGAAGGCATCGATGGGTGACTATGCCAAGGCTGAGATGATGGAGCCTGATACTGCCACTGGTGAGAATGACCAAATGTTACAGAAGTTTGTTGATTTGTATAAGTCGTATGCGGCAGGTGAATGATGATTGAGTTTCGGGCGTTTGCTGAAAACACTTTCGAAGTTCGTTCAAAGTCTGATGGTATGACTTTCACTGGTTATGCCGCTGTGTTTAATTCACCGTCTGAGCCTTTGCCTTTCATTGAGACGATTGCGCCGGGTGCTTTTAAACGGTCTTTGGATTCGCGTAATCAGGTGAAAATGTTTGTGAATCATAATTCTGATCAGGTGTTGGCTTCGACTCGTTCAGGTACGTTGCGTTTGTCTGAGGATTCAAAAGGTTTGTTCGCTGAGGCTACTTTGCCGGATACGTCGTATGCGCGTGATCTTGTGGTGTTGATGAATCGCGGTGATGTGACATCAATGTCGTTTGGTTTTTCGGTGCCGCAGGGTGGCGATTCGTGGACTGATAACAACAACCGCACGTTGAATGAGGTTCGTTTACATGAGGTGTCGGTTGTTACCGGGTTTCCAGCGTATGAGGCCACGTCAGCGCAAGTGCGATCGATTGATGTGCTTGCCGAACGTACACATCTTGATGCTAATGATTTGGCGGTAGCGTTAACCATGCTTGAGAATGGTGCTTCGTTGACACCTGAGCAAGCTGATTTGATTGGGTCTGCGGCTCGGGCTTTGATGATTCGTTTTGATAAGTCGTCGCGTAGGTCTCTCGGTTTTTACGAAAAGCATTTACAGTTGATTTCGAAGCGCTGAGTCGTTTCGATTGGTTGCGGAGCCGCACCTTATTTTGTCCCTCTATGTAAAGGATTACCGAAATGTCTTACATTGACAATTTGGTTGAGGAGCGCCAGAAGGCGTGGCACCAGGCGAAAGAGTTGCTTGATGTTGCTGCTGCTGAGAAGCGTGAATTGACCGCTGAAGAAGAGCAGAGTTTCGCTCGTATTAACACTGACCTTGATCGTCGCGGTGCGCTGATTGAGGATATTCGTAAGTCGTTTGAGCGTGAAGAGCAGGTTTCTGAGGCTGTTCGCGGTCTTGAGAATGTTGTTCGTTCTTCGCAGTCTGCTGTTGTGAACACTGATGAGGCAATGCTTCGTGCGTTGGCTTCGGGTGACATTCGTAGTGCCGTGTTTGAGCATCGTGCTGTTTCTGCTGCGTCGACTGGTGCGCCGGTACCTACGTCGTTCTACAACCAGATTATCAACCAGGCGCGTCTTGTCGGCCCGATGCTTCAGACGTCCACGGTGTTGAACACTACCTCTGGTGAAAACTTGCAGATTCCGCGTCTGTCAACGTATTCGACTGCAACGGTGTCGACGGCTACTGCTGCGATTGCAACAAGCGATCCTGCTTTCAGCGCATTTGTTACTTTGGGTGCGTTTAAGTATTCGTTCATTACGCAGGTTGCGTTGGAGCTTCTTACGGACTCTGGTGTTGACTTCTCGGCATTCATTGCTCAGGAAGCTGGTAACGCTATCGGTTACGCAGTGAACGTTGCTTTGACCACCGGTACTGGAACGGTGCAGCCGAATGGTGTTGTGACTCAGGCAACGGTTGGTGGTACGACTGCTGGCACTGCTGCTATCGCAACCGATGATCTCATCTCGCTTTACTACTCACTTGATGGTGCTGCGCGTTTGCTGCCAGGTGTGGGTTGGCAGATGAACGGTAAGACCATTGGGGCGGTGCGTCGTTTGAAGGCGTCGACCTCTGGTGTTTACTTGTGGACACCGGGTCTGTCGGATGCTTCACCTGACACCATCCTCGGCAAGCCTGTGTATGAGAATCCTGCAATGGCTGATGTTGCTTCTACTTCGAAGTCTGTCATTGTTGGTCACTTGCCTTCGTACTATGTGCGTCAGGCTGGTGGTATTCAGCTGGATCGCAGTGATGACTTCGCATTCAATGCTGGTCTTGCAACGTTCCGTGCACAGATTCGTGTTGACGGAAACCTTCCTCAGACTGGTCACATTAAGTCCCTGTTGACTCTGTAAGAGGTTTGTTAGACGGAGTCCCTCCGTAGTCTTTGACTGTGCCGCGTGTTGGCGGTGGTCATTGATTGCGGAGGGATTTCGTTTTATGGGGAAGTCTGGTCGTGCTTTGCGTAAGGTTGCGAAAGAACAAGCGTCTGCTGCATCTGCTGAGCGTTCTATTTTGTGGGTGTCTAATGCACCGTGGGCTGGTACTGGGTATGGCACTCAGTGTGCTCAGGTTGTTGGTCGTATTGCCGGTGATGGTCACAAGGTTGCTGTGAATGCGAATTATGGTTTTGAGGCTGGTAATACCTCTGTTGGTTTGCGTGGCAATGAGATCACTGTTTATGGGTCTGGTTTTGGTCAGTGGCGCACTGATGCGATGAAAGCAAATGCGTTGCATTGGTCGACAGTGAATCAAAGTGATCCGTTGATTGTTACCTTGTTGGATGTGTGGACGTTGAAACGTGATGATGTTGGTGATATTCCGACTTTGTCGTGGACACCTGTTGATCATGCACCTGTGCCGGCGAAGGTTGCAGCATGGTTTGAGAACGATAATGTGACAGCGGTTGCGATGTCTAAGTTTGGTAAAGCAATGTTTGATGGTGCTGGTATTGAGTCGGTTTATATTCCGCATGCGTTTGAGCCTGACATTTTTAAGCCGACACCGTTGATTGATTTAGGTAACGGAAATGTGAAGTCTGGGCGTGAGTTGCTTGGTATCAGCAATGATAGGTTCGTTGTGATGATGAATAGCGCCAATAAGGGTGTGACACCGAATCGGAAAGCGTTTGGTGAAAACTTGTTGGCGTTTGCAATGTTCGCCGCGGATAAACCTGACGCTTTGTTGTATTTGCATACTGAGCAGTTTGGTGCGATGGGCGGTATTGATTTGTTGAAACTTGCGAGGGCTTGCAATATTAATGATGAGCAGATTAAGTTCGTTGACCAGTATGCGTACCGTTCGCAGATTGCGGCACCGGTGTTGGCTGGTATTTATTCTGCGGCTGATGTGTTGTTGTCGGTTTCGCGTGGTGAGGGTTTTGGTATTCCTGTGATTGAGGCGCAAGCGTGTGGTGTGCCAGTGATTGTGTCTGATTGGACTGCGCAACCTGAGTTGGTGGGTGATGGCTGGGTTGTGAAGACGCAACCTGAGTGGGATGCGATGCAAGACGCATGGTTTGGTACACCACTTGTTGCTGACATTGTTGATGCGTTGAATCAGGCGTATGAGCGTGGTCAGGGCACAAGTCAACGCGCTATCGATTTTGTTCAACAATATAACGCTGACACTGTGTTTAATGATTGTTGGCGACCGTTGTTGAAGGCATCGCTATGACATGGCTTGAAACGCACGAGGAAGCACTGTGGGCGCGTTTTCCTGCCTTTCGCATACTGGAGGAAGGGCTACTATCTTTGAACCGTCCTGTGACGATTGTGGAGACTGGCGGTTTACGCATACTCAACAATGTGACAGGTGACGGAAATTCAACTTATTTGTGGCATGACATCACCATGCGCACTGGCGGCAATGTGACAAGTATTGATATTGATCCGCAATGCGCTGTGCATTGTCGTCAAGAGTTTTACCAAAAAGTCACACCAGTCACAATGGACAGTGTTGAAGCGTTAGCGAACATTGACACACCCATCGACTTGTTGTATTTAGATTCTAAAGATGTTGATTTTGATAATGATGGTGCAGCAGCGTTCCATGCCCTGATTGAATGTTTGACCGCGTATCAGAAAATCAATGCTGGCGGATTCATTGCAGTAGATGACAATAAGAACGGTCGCGGCAAAGGTAGACTCATCGCAGAGTTCGCAGATCTACACGGTTGGGTTTGTGAACATGATGGTTACGTCAAGATTTGGAGAATCACCTAATGGCAATTGTCAACGGTTATGCCACACTCGCAGAAGTGAAAGCATCATTACGGATCAATGACAGTGTTGATGACGCATTGCTGGAAATTGCTATTGATTCCGCGTCACGTCAAATTGATGGTTTATGTGGACGAAATTTTGTTGTTGCTGGTACTGCTGCCACTGATCGTTACTTCATCGCCGGTAACAACAACTACATTTGGGTTGATGACATTGCATCGACGACAGGTTTAGTCATTGTCACATCAGATAATCTTGATGGTAATTATGGGAATACTTGGGGCACCGCGGATTATCAGCTTGAGCCTTTGAATAATTATTCTGCTGGTATCACTTGGCCGTTTACACGCATACGCTCAACAATGAACAAATCGTTTCCGACTGGTGGTTACGGCGGTTACGGTGGTTATAACGGTTACGGTGGTTTCGGTAACTACGGTGGCATCAGTTCAATGGGTGGTCAGTTGGCTGGTGTGAAAGTCACTGCGCGTTGGGGTTGGCCTGCGTTGCCGTCAGCGATTAAGCAAGCAACGATGCTTCTCGCTGGTCGTATGTTTAAACGTTTTGATTCACCTTTGGGTGTTGCTGGTTTCGGTGATTTGGGTGCTATTCGTGTGTCGCGTGTCGACCCTGATGTTGCATCACTTGTTGAACCGTATGTGATTCGTAGAAATGTTGCTTGATGGCTGCGACGACTGCAACGTTTTCGGGGTTGCGTACAGCACTTGCCGCACAGTTGGCGACGATTCGTGGTCTGCGTACTGCGGCAACTGTGCCCGATAATCCGGCACCGCCAGTGGCTGTGATTGTGCCAGTGAATGTTGAATATGATACTTCGTTTGGTCGTGGAACAGACACTTACACATTCTCAGTGTTGTTAATTGTTGGGCGTATGTCTGAGAGGGCAGCACAAACAACACTTGATGCTTATATTAATCCGACTGGTGCCACATCGATTAAGGCTGCTATTAACGCCGACCCGACTCTTGGTGGTGCGTGTCAGAGTGCCCGTGTTACTAATATGGTGAATTATGGTTCTCTCATAGTTGGTGACACAGAATATTTGTCCGCAGATTTCCAAATCACTATCTACGCCTAACAACTAAGGAGTCATCGTGGCAAAGTTTGCTGCAACAGATTACACAATCACAATCAACGGTTCAGCTGTCACCGATCACATTGCTCAGGTTGAATTGTCTTTGAAGTACAATGATATTGACACCACATCGTTTGGTCAGACTGGTGTGTCTCGTACTGCTGGTCTCCTCGATGGTGATGTGAAACTAGATATTCATCAGGATTACGCCAACGGCACCGCGTCGCTTGACGCATTCCTGTACACGTTGACGACAGCAACAACGCTTGCGACAGTGGTTTTGACACCGGCAGGTACAACCGTTTCCACCGTAAACCCGTCGTACACGATGACTGTGCGACCGTTGGAATACACGCCGTTCAGTTCCAGTGTTGGCGACTTGGCAACAATCAGTGTCACCTGGCCGTTGTCGCAGTCCGGCACTGTTCTACCTGTTCAGCGTAAAACTACCTAAGACTGTGCCATTTGTTAGTGTGCGACCATGATGAATTTGAAGGTGGTTGCCACTAACGGCACATTTGAAGCACGTTGTTTACCAATTGACTTCATCGACTTTGAAGAACATTTTGATAAGCCGGTGACAGCATTAGAACAAGGACGCATCACACATTTGTATTTCCTTGCTTTTACTGCGTTGCGTCGCGCAAACAAAATTGATGATGTTGATTTCAAAGTGTGGGCTGCCACTGTTGTCAGTGTTGAACAAGCTGATGATGATGCGGATGCGATACCCCCTTTGGAGAGCAATCAACCCACTGGTTGACAGTTCATTTGGCGTATGAGTTTGGTTTAGATCCGCGAACAGTTGTTGCTCAGTCGCCTAGAATGCTTGTGACGATGCAACGGTATTTGCATTGGCGGCGCACTCAGGAGGCTGAGCAGCAAAGGCGGTCAAGTCGTGGCTAGCACTGGTGCGTTAGATGTCAAGGTTGCGGTTGTTGGTGTGCGTGACACTATCCGCGCATTGAAACAAATTGATCCGGTGTCGGCGAAACTTTTGCGCAAAGAATTAAGTGATGCTGCTCGCCTTATTTCAGCGTCTGCGCGTAAACGTGTGCCAATGGTGAGACCGATGTCTGGTTGGCGCAATGTGTGGGCGATGAATGGTCGTGTGCGTGGTGGTCAGGGTTGGCCTGCGTGGTACACATCAGAGTTGAAGCAGGCAATTAAAGTGTCAACTGCTGCCACTGATCGCGCTCGATCAACGAAAGCACGAACAACTGTTGCGGTGTATACACAGAATCCTGCAGCGAATATTTTTGAGTTCGCGAAAATGAATCACACACCTAATCGGTTCTCAGGTCGTCTGCCTTCATACATGGGTGGGCGTATTATGTGGGCAGGTAATGATGCTGTCGCTAACCAGGTGAATCAGAAAATCAATGATGCGCTGGTTGCGGCACAAACCATTATCCAATCTAATGTCAATGCTGCGAAGGTGTGATCATGGCTGCTAAAGGCGGTATCCGCGTACCGGTAGTCACCACAGTTGACACCAAAGATTTAGCAAAGATGACTGCTGCGCTTGATGGTATGAAAAAGAAAGTTGATAAGCAGTCCGCAGGTTTTGCCACATTAGGTAAAGCAGTGAAGGGCGCGTTTGCGATTACTGCTGTGACGGCTGCTATCGGCAAAATGATTTCTGAAGGGCAGCAGGCTGAGGTTGTTGGTGCGCGTACAGCCAATGTGTTGAAAACTACTGGTGCCGCAGCTTGGACTTCAAGTAAACAAATCAATGACTTGGCAACATCTTTGTCAAATAAGACTGGTGTTGATGATGAGGCAATTCAGTCATCAGAAAACATGTTACTCACATTTAAGAATGTTATTAATGCTGGCAAGGGTCAGGCTGCTGTTTTTGATCGTGCCACAACTGCGGCATTGGATTTGAGTAAAGCAGGTTTCGGTGATCTCACCAGTACGTCGAAGGCGTTGGGTAAGGCGTTGAATGATCCTGCAAAGGGTTTGACTGCTTTAGGTCGCGCAGGTGTCACTTTCAACAATACGCAAAAAGAACAAATCAAGGCAATGCAACAACGCGGTGATTTGCTTGGCGCTCAACAAATCATTTTGAAAGAAGTTGAATCTCAGGTTGGTGGTGCTGCTGCGGCTTCGGCAACACCAATGGAACGTTTGCAAACCATTTTCAATAACCTTATGGAAGTCGCCGGTACTGGATTACTACCGGCATTGACAACAATTATTTCTTCGCTGACACCGATTATCACTGTGTTGAATCCTGTGTTTGAGAAGTTAGGTGTTGTTATTGGTCAGGTTGTTGATGCGTTGATGCCTGCGTTGATTCCTGCAATTGAAGCATTGTTGCCTGTGATTAATCCGTTACTTGATGTTGTGGTGATGTTGGTGAAGGCTTTGATGCCTGCTGTGTCGATGGTGTTGTTGTTTGCGGCTGGTTTGTTGAAAACGTTGTTGCCGGCAATTTTGCCTGTGTTCAATATCATCACACCATTAGCTCAAGTGCTTAATATGATTTTAGCGCCAGCATTGAAACTTATTTCATGGATTATTGAGAATACTGTGATGCCTGTTTTCAATTTGTTGTTGAAGGGTTTAGGTTTTGTGATTGAGGGTGTGGCGTTTGCTGCACGAAAGTTGAATGATGCGACTGGTGGGATGATTCCAGGTCTTGATAGTTTGGCAACAAAACTTTCTACCGCTGCTGATGGTATGAAAACTATGAAACTTGCATCATCTGATTTGGCGAATGCGCCGACGGCAGCGATAGCAACCACTGCAGCACAATACAAAGGTGCCGCTATTGATATGCATGCTGGTGCGAAGGCTGCTGCGGCTGCAGGCAAAGTCATGGCAGGTGCATCAAGGAAAGCCACAGGTAGCAGGGTGACGAGGGCACCGCGTACTGCCGCGAAGGCTCCGCGGACTGTGTCGTCGTCTGGGTCGCAGTCTTTCACTGTTGGTGGCAGTGGTGGTGGTTTGTCGTTGTCTGTGACTGTGAATGGGTCTGTGATTCAGGAGAAGGATATTGCTCGGACGATTCGTGATGAGCTGATTCAGTTTGGTCGTCGTGTGGGTAAGCCTGTGGCGTTGGGTGTGTAATCGATGATTATGCCTGATCCTGATGGTGGTTTGAATGATGTGTCTTTGTTGGTTCAAACGAATGTGCCTGTGATTTTTCGTGTGTTTACGACAGCACCAACATTGAGTGCGGGTGACACGTTTGTTTGGAAGTCAACCAGTGGTGACGCTGACGATGATTTGTATTCCGGTGAGTACACGTATTCGTCAGCGAATTACAATGCTGGTTTAGATCGTTGGTCTATTTATTCAACAACGATTGGCACTGAGTTTAGGACTGGTTCCTGATGGGTGTTTTGGGCACAGCAGTAATGAAACCTGTTCCAGATAACGGCACTTTTGGTCTGTATTTTGGTGCTGAGGACAACACTGCTGGTACAGCATTCACTACATCTGATGGCAGTGGTTACGCGCACGTTGATTATGCGCAGGTTGATGGCACCGCCATTGCGAATACTGGGGCAAAGGTTGCACCGTCAACACGGATCACTAACTTGTTTCCGCTTAATGGGATTGTGTCGATGAGTGTGCGGCGTGGGCGTACAAGACCTGACCAGTATGACGATGTTGGTGAAATGATTGTCACCGTCAATAATCAAGGTGACTCAACGTTGGCTGGTGCATCTGATCCGGATAACAACGCTGGTCGTTACAAACGGTTGTCAACATCTGGTGGTTCGCAGGTGTATTCATCTTTTTTGCAACCGCAAATGTTTGGTCGTCTGAGTTATCAACCAACATCAGGCACCATTGTTCATTTATTTACTGGGTTGTTGGAATCTGCTGTGCCAACGAATGACATTTGGTCAACAACAACTTTCACTTTCATTGACCGTCTTAGCGTGATTGGTAAAACAAGTATCAACCCTAAAACGATGGCAGGGTTTGCGGATAGCACAGGGAACGCACGACTGAACCTACTCATTGAGAATGGTGGTTTACCTAACGTTGTCAACACTAACGGTTCAGCAATCATCATTTATGAGCAAGCGAACACAAGTTACACAGGCAGTTACCGTGACGTTACCGGTTTCACTAAAACTGTGACAAAGCAAACGGTTAAAGACTCAGCTCTTGATTCGTTGAAGGAAGTTGTTGACGGTGAAGCTGGGCGTTTGTTCTGCAACCGTGACGGCATCCTGTGCGCCTATGATCGATCAACATTACAAACGAGGGCTGCAACACCGGTGGCAACATTCTCAGACACATCAGCAATCAGTGGTTACGGTTACGACGAAATTCATTTGAATCAGGCACAGGATTACATTTACAACAAATGTGTGGTGTCGTACGGAACAACGGTCACATCAACAGTTATTAGCGATGCGTCTTTAGCAACATATGGTGAACGCTCAACTTCTAAATCAGTGGTGTTGTCTTCGACCGCGGATCAGTTGGCGGCAGCAACTTTCTATGCCACAAATTATGCGCTGCCAAAGAAAACACCAGTATCAATATCGTTACAAACATACGGTTTCACTGATGCTGCTTTTCAAACCATTGCCAAAATTGATTTAGGGCAATCGGTGCGTGTAGTGCGTCAACAACCAGGCGGTCGACAATTTGACGGTACCGCCATTGTTGAGGGTATTGAGTTAGATTTAGCACCAGAAAGCAGACGTTTTACTTTCTATCTTTCGGCTACGGATCAGACAACACTTTAGGGGTATTCATGGCGACGTGGACTGCTGGTACAGCGCTTGGCACTGGGGCGCTCATTTCTCAGGCGTGGGTGCAGAATGTTGTCAATGCGCAAAAGTTCCTTGCCGCTAACGATGCAACATATGGCAAAGACTTATGTCAGATGCGGCGCACAACATCACAAACAGGAATGGCATCAGCGACATGGACTGCCATTGGTTTTACTGTTAATGATTTTGATGTGGCTAATGGTCACAATACCAGCACAAATACAACTCGATATACCGCTGTTGCGCCAGGAAAGTATCGATTGACCGCTGCTATAACTTTGAGTTTTACATCTGGGTCTGTCAGCATCAACGGTTTATTTCGATTAAACGGATCAGGCTTGAATAACACTGGAGCGATTGATGGTTCGTGGGCAAGTATGAAAACAGGAACAACAACACAAGCAACATTGGTATTACCGACAACATATGTTTCATTAGCAGCTGGTCATTGGGTTGATGTTGTTATATTCACTGATGCGAGTGCGCCAGTGCCTGATCCTACTGCTGGTGCTGTTCAGATGGCTGTTGAATGGGTTGGCGCGCCATGACATTGAACACTGTGGCACAAGTTGTTGCCATCGTTGTCGGCACCACAACCTTTCTAGGTGTCATCGGTAAGTTCCTTATTGTGCATCCGATGAAAGCATTCATTGTGAAAATGACGTATCCGATTCAACCTAACGCCAATGGTGGCAAATCTTTAGCAGATGTTGCAACAACAGTCACCGCCATTGATGTGAAGGTTGGTAACGTTGAAACATGGTTATCAAAAGTTGATGATCGTTTAATTCACCACATTGAACAACATAATAAATAAGGAGTTTGCTGATGTTGGATAAGTTATCGCCGCAGGTTCGTCACGCAATCATTCTGCTCATTGGTGCCGCATTGACGTACGGTTCAACACAGTTACCTAACCTGCCAGCACAGTGGCAACCGATCGTTGGTGCCCTGGTTGGAATTTTGACTTTGGCTGTCACACCGTTAACGAAACAGTATGGTGTCGGTGCCACTGGTGACAGTAATGACTGACACATCAATTAATGGTTGGCCTGTGTCGGCAACACCAGCAGATATCAATGTGCGCCAGTTCACTATCCCTGACACGAAACGTCATGTTCAATTATGTGCTGATGTGGCACCGATTCTTCTTTGGGTTGGCACAGCGTTTCACCGGCACATCAGTAACCTTGACAAAGGCATTCTTGCAGTGTGGGGATACAACTACCGTAAAGCTCGTCAAGCAGATGCTTGGTCGGATCATGCGTCAGGCACAGCCATTGATTTGCGGTCTGATCGGTTCCCTATCGGCAAACGCAATATGAGTCTGTTGCAGAAATTGTGGGTGCGCCGCATTCTGAAAGTGTGTGACGGTCTTGTCATTTGGGGTGGCGACTACAAAACTGATGCCAGTGCGGATGAAATGCATTTCGCCATCGCACCAGGGGTCACATCGAAGCAAATTTTGGCGTGGCGTGTGAAGCACCGTATCGATTCCAATGGGCAACAACTGCCAAAGAAATGACCAAACGCCCTGATGTGACACCGTCCTGCAAAAAATGTGGGACTGTGATGACATGGGAACATAAAGGTGGCAGTAAGTATTGGCGTTGGCGATGTGCCCGATGTCGGTTCCTATCAGCAGCTCATGGTTTAACCAGTGAAGACTATGACCAACTGGTCACCGCACAGGGTGGTTCATGCGCCATATGCGGCAACACAGGTGATCTTGTCATCGACCACGACCATTCCTGCTGCAAGGATGGCAAATCGTGCACACAGTGCCGCAGAGGACTCCTATGCAACGCCTGCAATCGGATGCTTGGTTTCGGTAAAGACGATGTGCGGATCATTGCGTCAGCGGTTTCGTACCTATTGGGTCCACGACTGAGCGCCGACTAGGATTTACCCTGTCTAGCGGTATAGCCGGTGACCGTCCTCCCATCGGCTATACCGCGTAATTTTGTCCCCGACACGCCGAAATTAACTAATTCACTCATTTGGCTTGCATTCCGTCCAATTATCGGGCATAGTTCATTTCAGACGCGGAGACACCGCACAAACTGAAAGAGGACAAAATGAGCGCCACCTTCAAAATCGGCAAGACGTACTACGCAGAGAGCGGTCCGGCATTCTTTGAGTTCAAGGTAACTGCCAGAACCGCAAAGTTCATCACAATTATTCAGGGCAACACTCGTCGCCGGTGCGCTATTTCATCGTATGACGGTCACGAGTACGCAATGCCTTTCGGCAAGTACAGCATGGCGATCCAAATTGATGCAGCTCATGTTCTTTCGGAGGTGTCCGCATGAAGGGCTTCATTTGTAATCAATGCCTTGTGCCTGTATCAGTCATTTGTGTTGATAAAGAGTTTGATGGTTGGTGTCAATCATGTGTTGCCGCATCGTTGGAATCTGAGGTGAACGCATGAGTCATGTTCAGCCGCGTTTGGCTACGCATCAGCATTGCCGCTGCTACTACCGTTTGCGTAAAGTTGTGCGCATCATTTTTTGGTCAACCGTTGTTGTTGGTT